AGCAATGCGCCCAAAGTGAAGGCCCAATGCACATTGATCATGTGATTCCAAAGAGGCTTGGCGGCGGCGATGAACTGTGGAACCTCCGTCAGCTGTGCCAAAACTGCAATTTAGCCAAAGGAGGCCGTTTTTTTGATACCGAAGGAACACCCCCGACTCTCCATGGTGTGTTTATACCCCAAAACGAGTCGATAAGTCATGATTAAGGATGAACAGGTCATAGTTGGTAGCGATACGGCTGAACTAGGCTCAGATGGGCTGGAATCGGTTTTTTTGCCGGTAACAGCTCCACGAATCCACTCACCGCTCAATGATTTGCCCACGCGAGGCTTTGAACTCATTGATTTTGCTGACAGATTCATCGATGGGGGTTTTATGCCATGGCAAAAATGGCTGGCTGAGCAATCCTTAAAGGTAAAAAGTGATGGGAGATGGAAGCACCCCATCTCAATTGCCATGCTTCCACGACAACAAGGAAAATCAACATACATGCTTGCCCGGATTGCAATGGGAATGTTTGAGTGGAATGAATCCTTGCAGATTGCATCGGCTCACCGGCTAGTGACCTCTCTTGAGCAATTTAGGCAGCTTGTCTTAATGATTGATAAGCACGCCGATTTATCAGCTCAGGTAAAGCGCATCCGTTGGCAACATGGAGCGGAAGAAATCCAATTGCTTAATGGATCAAGATTTTTGATTAAGGCCGGCGGCTCAGCTGCTCGTGGTGCCTCACCAACAACTGTGCATCTGGATGAAATCCGTGAAATGCATGATTTAGAATCTTTTGCCTCATTGCGTTTTTCTCTGATGGCGGCGAAAAATCCGCAGGTTAATGGCTTTACAAATGCCGGAGATTCACACTCAGTAGTTTTGCAAATGTTACGCGAAAGAGGCTTGGCAGCCGCCGCCGGTGCGGATGATGATATTGGATGGTTTGAGTGGTCGGCTCCGACAGATGAGATTTCCTTTGAAAATGCCGCTACCTGTAATCCAGCTTTGAACATAACCATGCATCCCGATAATCTCCGTGCCATTTTAAATGATCCGGCAGAAATTATTATGACCGAGGTGCTTTGTAGATTTGTTCAAACAATTTCCAGCGTTGTAGGTGCCAAAGAATGGCAAGCCTGTGGTGACGAAACAATTGATCTTGATGATGACAAGCTCACATGGATGGCTATCGACATTTCGCCTGACAGAAAACACGCCGCTTTGGTGGCTGCTCAAAAGCTTGGCTCGGAATCATTTGTCGTAAAGCTGCTCCATACATGGGAAAACTCAATTCAGCTTGATGATCGCGCCATTGCCAACGATGCCGCCTCTTATTGCCGCAAATATCCAATTGAGTATTTGCTTTACAGCCGGCGAACTTCGGGCGCAGTAGCGGCCAGAATGCAGCCAGCCGGCATTCCAATTCACGACATGGATTCGGATTATCCTCAAAGCTGTGACGAACTTTTGGGCGCGATTAACAGCGGCAGACTCAAACACCGAAATCAAGCCTCACTTACAGAACAAATCCTTTCAGCTGTGCAATTAAGGCGTGGCGATGGTGGATGGGTCATTGGTAGGCGAGCCAGCCAATCGGCTGTATGCGCGGCCGTAGCATCTGCATTGGTAACACACTTTGCGACACGCCCGGAAACGGATATAGATATTTTAGTGGGTTGATGCTTGACATTTTGAGAAAATGCGCCCATGGGATTATTTGACCGCAAACGCACTATTGAAGCTGTTGCGCCTATGCGCGGTGCTGACATAGCTGCATCAATTGGGCCAGCTCCAACACTCGATGCGTTTTATCCATTTGGTGGAGCTGATTATCTTGCAAGCCGTGAAGAAGCAATGAGTGTGCCAGCAATTGCACGCGCACGAAATATGATTTGCAATTCAATTGCCACAATCCCAATGATTACGCGCGACAAAACAACAGGTCAGGTTATTGACCAACCGGTTGTCATTAATGATCCAGATAAGCGCGTGCCGGGAGCTGCATCTTGGTGTTGGGCAGCGGAAGATTTACTTTTTACGGGCTTTAGTTATTTTCAAACAATTTCGGAATTTGCCGACACCGGCAGAGTGCGCGAGATGTGGCGCGTTGCTCCTAATCGTGTTGGTGTTTTCTTAAACGACAAAGGCACGCAGATTGAGTATTACACAGTTGATGGAATGCAAGTGCCATACACAGGCCTTGGATCACTCGTTGTGTTTTATGGCAATGATGAAGGTTTATTGAATAGAGCTGGTCGCACAATTCGGGCAGGTGCAGAGCTTGAAAGAGCTGCCGCAATGTATGCACGCGAACCTGTGCCATCAATGGTTTTGAAATCTAATGGCACAGCATTGCCAGCTGATCGCATTGCAAAATTGCTTGATGCTTGGGGTGCAGCGAGAAGAAATCGCGGCACAGCGTTTCTCAATGCTGACATTACAATGGAAACTGTTGGCTTTACACCAGAGCAAATTGGCCTCAATGCTGCACGCGAAATCATTGCGACAGAATTAGCCAGAGCCGTTGGCATTCCGGCTTACTTTATTGATGCGCCGACTGGATCATCCATGACCTATGCAAACGCCAGCACGGCGCGTCAAACCTTGTTGGACTTTTCACTTTTGCCGCTGATGAACAGCATTAGCAGCAGGCTCTCAATGTCAGATTTTACGCCATCATCACAGCGCGTTGAATTTGATTTGAAGGCTTACTTGCGCGGCTCAGAGAAAGAGCGTGCAGAGATTTACAAGATTTTATTTGACATCGGAGCAATCACTACCGATGAAATTAGACAAATGGAGGATATGATCTCATGAAGCTAACAACACCGATGGAAATCACGGCAGCTGATTCGGATTCAAGAACAATCACCGGCCGCATAGTTGCATTTAACGAGCAGGCAAATGCATCAACAGGCAAGGTCACATTTGCCCGTGGATCAATTGTGCCTCAAGATGTTTTTTTAAACCTTGAGCATGACAATACACGCAGAATTGGCAAGAGCATTGCCATGAGTGTAAATGACAAAGAAATGACAGCCACTTTTAAAATTGCAAATACAACAGCCGGCACCGATGCACTCGTTGAGGCAATGGATGGATTACGCGATGGTTTTAGCATCGAATTGGCCGTTGATAATTATGAAATGCAAAAGGATGGCACCATGAAGGTGCTCAATGGCCAACTCAAAGGCGTGGCACTCGTTACTGAGCCGGCTGTTCGCTCAGCTCGCGTTTCTGAGGTAGCAGCATCAGAAGATTCTGAAACTCAAGAAGTTACAGAAAATACAAACCCAAATGAAGGAGACAAAGTGGATAACACTACCGAAAACACCGCTCCTGCCGTTGAACCGGTAGAGGCTCCAGCTGAGGCTGTTCAGGCATCACGACCTGCCTATTACACAGCTCCACGATCACCAATTGTGTCAAAGGTTTCATACCTTGAGCACTATTTAAAGGCAACAATTCTTCATGATGAGGATTCACGCCAATATGTAAAGGCAGCAGATAACACAACAGGAACAGCACCCGGAATGGTGCCAACACCACAAAGCACACAGGTTGTTAATGCATTGGCTAACGCTGATCGCGGAATGATTGATGCGCTAAGCCGTGAAACGCTTGTGGGCGAAGGAATGACCTTTGAAATTCCTCGTGTAACTGCCGTGCCTACTGTGGCCAATGTTGCAGAAAATGCAGCTGTTACAGATTCATCACTTTCAGCAACATTCTTGAGCGTACCTGTTCAATCATTCAAAGGCCGTGCAATCACAACGGTCGAGCTCATTGATAGATCACGGCCGGAGTACCTTACAGCTCTCCTCCAAAATCTTGAATTTGCTTACTCAAAAGTAACTGATGAATTTGCTGTTGGCACAATTGCTGGTGCAGGTCAGCAAACTGGTGTAAATGCAAACTCTTCAACAGGCTTTTTGGCTTACACATCACAAGCAGCAGCAGCTGTTTATGGATCATCACTCGGATTTGCTCGAAACATTGTTGTATCACCTGGACAATGGGCAAACATCATGGGTTACAACGACAATGGCACACCGCTATACAATGCAGCGCAACCTAGCAATCAGGCAGGAAATGTCCGAGGCGATAGCTTGCGCGGTGTAGTTTCACCGGGCCTTAACCTGTTTGTTTCTCGCTCAATTGGTAACGCTGGTGCAACAACATCAACTGGAGATTTCTCAATGGCTGTTATCAATCCAGATGCTTGGACATGGTATGAGTCACCACGCTTTACATTGCGCACAGCAATCCAGAGCGATGGAACCATTGACATTCTTTACTACGGCTATGCAGCAATTGCTCCAAAGATTCCATTTGGCGCATGCTGGAACCAGACCTGAGCCGACTAACAAATCACTATCGGTAGCGGTCGCTCCCGAACGCTACTGACACGAAAGGAACCGAGATGCCAGCAATAGTCACAGCCTCACAGCTGAGGTCAATTCTTGGTGTCTCGGTTTCTTTATATTCTGACGCACAGCTTGATTCTTTTATAGATTCCGCTGAGCAAACGATTTTGCCTTTACTTACGCAATACCAATCATCGGTGACATTTGCCAATGTGGATAATGCCGTCATTTATTTCACAACTATCCGGCCAAATTATTTTGTGCCGGGGCAATCTGTCATTGTTACCGGGGCCGGAACCTACAATGGCACTTACACAGTCACCGATGATCGTATTGAGCCATTTACATTTACAGCTGCAACAGCGGCGGCAGATCGCACATACCCATTGCCATTTATCCCAAGCGCATTGGCTACATTGAGCGGATCATCAGCCGCGCAACTTTATGCCAGCACGCCTCCCATTGAAAACGCAATTTTGGTCGTTTCGGTTGAGATTTTTCAAAGCATTACAGCTCCCGGCAATCAAATCATGGCAGACAATTTTCAGCCATCACCATTTGTGCTTGGTCGCAGCTTGACAAATAGAGTTGTTGGCCTGTTAGGCCCATTCTTGGATGTTGAGGCAATGTGCCAATGACCATTGAAGCTGACATTCGCACACCATTGCAGACCGCACTTTCAACCATTGCAGCCAATGTCTATAACGGCATTCCAGAGGCGATGACATCTCCAAGCATCTGTTTAATCCCGGATGCACCATATCTCGAAAGCGTTTTAATTAATGGCGCAACAACAAAAGTAAAAATCAATCTGACTGTCACAGGTGTTGTTGCATATATGAATAATGCAGCAGCTTTGGACAATCTTGAACAACTAATGATTGACATCATCAGCACAATGCCATCAGGTTATGAAGTCGGCAATGTCAATCAACCTCAACCATTGGAAGTCGGTGCGGGCAAATACCTCACAGCCGATTTACAAGTTAGCACCTACTACACCAACTAAGGAGAAATCATGCCAACAACTATCGTGACCGGCAGAGATATCACATTCACCATTGCTGGTGATACTTATGATGCTCAGGCCACATCCGCAATCTTAACTATTGATTCAACAATCAATACATATCAAACTTTGGACGGCAAGGCATATTTTACGACTGATTCGCAAGGATCGTTTGCTGTTGAAATGCTTGCCGATTGGCCAGCTGGTGGATCATTGTGCAACGCACTTTGGACAGCGGCAGACACAGCACCAAACACACCATTGGCGGTTGTCTTTACAGCTGCATCAGGATCGGTGTTTAATTTTGATGTCCAGCCAATTTTCCCATCAGCTGGAGGCACAGCACCAGATGCACAAACTGTCTCACTAGCATTTACCTGTGTGACCACACCAACACTATAAAAAGGAGCTCGGGAGCATGAAACTACCAATCACAATTGAATACACGGATGGCAATGCTGAAACATACATTGCACATCCAGCGGAATGGGCAAAATGGGAAAACAAGACTGGCAACACGATTGGACAAGCTCAAGACAAAATGGGCGTGTCTGATTTGTTGTTTCTTGCATATCACGCAATGAAAAGAGAAATGGCGGGCAAGCCAGCCAAGCCATTTGAAGTCTGGTGTGAGACTGTTGCTGACATAATTGTCGGTGATGCAAACCCAAAAGTTATGAGTCCGGAAGCATAAATAGGATTTTGTGGGAGGTAGCCATTGCAAGTGGCCAACCTCTTAGCGAATTTAAAACAGCTGAGGATTTATTAACGGCGATTGAGATATTGGAGAAGCGAAATGGCTGAGGATGCGGTGGCTTTTGACAAAGCTGAATTACGATCAATCATTTACGCTTTCAAAGGCATGGATGATGAAGCTGTCACTAAAGCCAAATCCGTTTCAAATGGCCTTGCCACTTATCTTCAAGGCAAAATCATTTCTAAGTCTCAAGGTAGAGATGCAGCTTCAAGGCGCATTGCAGAAGGCTCACGGGTAAGCAAATCATCCAAGGTTGGCGAAATGTCATTTGGTTTTGCCTCACAGAAATTTTCTGGCGGTGGCACAACTCAGCAGCTTTGGGGCGGCTATGAATTTGGATCAAACAAATACAGGCAATTTCCAATTTGGTCGGGTCGTGAAGGCCGCGGCTCAAAAGGTTGGTTTATTTATCCAACACTTAAGGCAGAACAGCCTCAAATTGTTACCCAATGGGCAGAAGCCTTTTCACAGATTGTCAAGGTGTGGTAAATGGCCGCTCAAGGATCAAGAACGCTCAAGCTGTCGTTGCTGGCAGATGTTGCTGAATTTACAAAAGGCATTAAGACAGCTGGCAAAGACACCGAATCCATTGGCGACCAATTTACAGCATTTGGCAAAAAAGCCGCTTTGGCTTTTGCAGCTGCCGGAGCTGCAATCGGTGCATTTGCGGTCGAGTCAATAAAAAACGCCGCCGCTGATGAAAAGGCACAACGCCTTTTGGCTTTGACCATTGAAAACACAACAAATGCCACAGCTGCTCAAATTGCTGGTGTTGAGAAATACATCTCAACAACATCCATTGCAATTGGTGTCACAGATGATGAATTGCGCCCGGCATTTGCAAGATTGACCAGATCAACAAAAGATGTTGAAGATGCTCAAAAATTGCTCAACCTTGCTTTGGATATTTCATCAGCTACCGGCAAACCTTTGGAAGCTGTAGCTAACGCATTAGGAAAAGCCTATGATGGCAATTTAGCCTCATTGGGCCGTTTAGGTTTAGGCATAGATCAATCAATTCTCAAATCTAAAGATTTTGATTTGGTTTTTAATACACTTACCGAGACTTTTGGCGGTTTTGCAGATAATGAAGCGCAAAGTGCTGAAAAAGCTTTTGCTCGCATAAAGATTGCTACCGATGAGGTTCAAGAACAAATTGGCGCGGCTTTGTTGCCCGTCATCCAACAATTGACCACTTTTATTCTTGTTGAGGTTGTGCCTGTCATACAAAGCTTTGTAGATGGTTTAACTGGTCAGGATGGCCTCAAAGACGGATTGAGCGATTCACAAATTACGGCCATTGAATGGGGCAAAAAAGTTCGAGGCGTGATAAACACAGTCATTGATTTAAAGGATCAATTGATTGCGGTGGCTGCTATTATTGGCACAGTTTTTGTTGTTTCCAAAATTAGTGCCGCTGTTGTGGCCACTATTGCAATAATTAACACATTGATAAAAGCTTATAATTTGCTAAAAGCATCAGCCATTGTTGCTGGTGTTGCAACGGCATTTGCTCTTAACCCATTGCTTGGTGTTGGAGCGGTTGCATTAGCTGCTGGTGTTTTGGCTGGAGCAAATGCTTTAGCAAGATCAAGTGACACTAGCGGTGCAGAAACTTTTGCCGTGGGTGGCGCACCGGGGGCAATCAGCGGTGGAGGCGGATCAACTGCAACTACAACTGTTTCAGGTGGCGGGGGTGGCGGTGGTGGAGGTATAGCTAGTGCCGTGAAAACAGCGGAAACTGCAACCAAAGCTATTACAGGTGCATTTACTGATTCACAAAATGCAGCTCGGTTGGCAGCTGCCGGCAGCGGCGGTTTTACAGATTCTCAAAACGCTGCACGATTAGCCGCTCAAGGTGGGATTACAATCAATGTCAATGCACCATCAATTATTGATGAGGAAGGTTTTAGCCGAGCAACAGCCAATGCTCTCAATAATTCGACTTTTAGAGGCACAAACGGCGCAGCCAATTTGGTTTATTTATGACCATTTTTAATCCTGTTTGGCGCGTTAAAATTGCCGGTATTCAATACACAAATTATGTGTTGGCCAATCTTTCAATCACCAGCGGGCGCACAAACATCTATGAGCAAGCAAATGCCGGATATGTAAGCCTAGAGCTAATCAATTTAGATCAATCAAACATTGACATTGAAATCAATGATGCTGTAACTATTGAATTGCAGGATTCCACAGCTACATTTGTGCCAATCTTTGGCGGCACAGTCGTTGATTTAGGCATTGGCATAGCTGCATCGGGTGTTGTTGGCATCAATCAATCAATCAGAATTACAGCTGTGGGAGCTTTGGCCAGATTGCCAAAAGCATTAACTGATGGTGTTTTGACACAGGATTTTGATGGAGATCAGATTCTGACCATTCTCACCGATTTGCTAATCAACTCATGGAATGAAGTGCCAGCAGCTTTGACATGGGCAGCTTATGATCCGACCACTCAATGGCAAAATGCTGAAAACACAGGCTTGGGCGAAATTGACACACCGGGCAGCTATGAATTGGCACAACGCTCATCATCAACCATTGATGTCTATTCATTGGTGTCAGCTTTAGCAACATCGGGATTGGGCTATATTTACGAAAACGCTCAAGGCCAAATCTCCTATGCCTCGGCAGACCATCGCTCAATTTATCTGGCCACCAATGGCTACACCGATGTGTCGGCAGCTCAAGCACTAGCCAATTCATTGTTTGTGCAAACGAGAGCTGGTGACATCCGAAATGAGATTGTGCTCAAATATGGCACTAACTCAAACTCAGAGGTTACAGACAGCGATGCAGATTCCATTTTGTCCTATGGCAAATTGGCCCAAATTATTACAACAACAGTCAAACATCAAAATGATGCAGAGGATCAGGCCGCGTTTTATTTAACGCTCAGAGCCTATCCACAGGCTAATTTCAACCAAATCACATTTGAGCTGACAAACTCAGAAATTGATGATGCTGACCGAGATGCCTTGATTGGCATTTTTATGGGCTTGCCATTGCGCATAACCAATTTGCCACTCAATATGGCCTCCGGCACATATCTTGGATTTGTAGAAGGCTGGTCATGGCGTGCCTCCTACAATTCTGTCTCAGTAACCGCAATAATTTCTCCGCTGTCATTTAGCTTGCAAGCCATGCAATGGGAAGATGTATCAGCGGCAGAACAATGGAACACAATCAGCGGAAGCCTAGATTGGGCAACCGCGTTAGTCGTAGCGTAAGGAGAAAACATGAGTAATCCAACAACCCCATTTAGCTGGCAAATGCCTACGGCAACGGATTTGGTAACAGATTTACCTGCTGACTTTGAGGTCTTTGGGCAAGCTGTTGCAACATCAATGGCTGATTTATTAGGTGGCACATCAGGTCAAATTCTTGCAAAAAATTCAAACACCGACATGGATTTTGTGTGGATTGCCAATGATCAAGGTGACATAACAGCCGTAACGGCTGGCACAGGCATTTCTGGAGGTGGCACATCAGGTGCGGTCACTATCACAAATTCCATGGCAACAGAGATTGCAGCAAAAGGAGATTTGATTGCTGGCACAGGATCACAAACTTTTGACAATTTAACAGTTGGCGCAAATAACACAGTGCTCACAGCAGATTCGACCACGGCAACAGGATTAAAATGGGCAACACCTGCATCGGGCGCATCGGCTTATGGTAAAACTCTTTCAGCTGGAGCTAATAAATCAACGACATCTACTTCTTATGTAGCGATTGATACGACAAACCTTCGAATCACGGCAACACCAACAGGAACTATCGCTGTTGCGACTTGCACAGGAATGTTGAGCAGTTCAGGTGTAACCACAGTAGATTGGCGAGTAAATTGTGGATCTGGCACTACACATGGATTTCAAGCCTATAACAGCAGTTACGAAGGTACAGTAGTTTTCCCAACAAGAACTTTTGTTATTACAGGTTTAACCGCTGGAACTTCATATAATTTTGATTGGGAGTGGAAAGTCAATGCAGGAACAACAACTATGATTGGTGACACAGCGTCCGTTTATCCTAGATTTCAGGTGGTGTGCTAATGATTACAACAACTAAGAAAATCAATTTGGCTCAATTAGATGCAGAATTAAAAGCTGGCGGATTGAACATGGAAAGTTTAAACGGAAAAAACACAATTTGGCCTGTAAATGACAACATTACAGAAGCAAAATTGGAAGCTGCAATTGCAGCACACACAGCTATTGATGATCCAGAGCCAACAATTGCAGACAAATTGGCATCGGTTGGTTTATCCATTGATGATTTGAAAGCTGCATTGGGTGTCTAATTTTCCACAAGGCACATTGCCGCGTTTAATCCAGATTGCGCTCGCCGAGGTTGGCACAGCTGAGACTGGAAACAACGAGACAAAGTATGGCAAACACATGAAAGCCGACAAGCTGCCGTGGTGTGGGTCATTCCTTAATTGGTGCGCGGATCAAGCTGGTGTGAAAGTGCCAAATGTGGTCAGCACTAAAGCTGGAGCCGAGGCATTTAAGAAAAACAAGCAATGGCACGAAACACCAAAGATTGGTGATTTTGTGTTTTTCGATTTTATTATTGATGACAAAGTGACAATCAATCACATCGGTTTAGTGATCCGATGTTCAGAAAAACAGATTGTGACGATTGAAGGCAACACATCAGGTGCTGGAGATCAACGCAATGGCGGCGAAGTCATGGTTAAATCTAGAACTTTGGGAGCAAGGTCATTTGTTGTCGGTTATGGCCGACCAACTTATGGCGCGTTTTCGGGTGATTTGCCCGACCGACCAAAAGGAGAAAAATAATGGATAAAGCAAAAGCTCTGATGGCATCTTGGGCGCGTAGCTCAGTCGCTGGCATGTTAGCTGTGTGGATGACTGGTAATCAGAATCCAAAAGATTTGGCAATGGGCTTGGTTGCTGGATTGGTGCCAATGCTTGCGCGTTGGGCAAATCCTAAAGATGATCTTGGCCTAAAGAAATGAGCGTAGGCGAATGGACGGCGGTCGGTGGGCTTGTTCTTGCGGTGCTGACTGCCATCTATTCGTCAATGAGATTCATGGTGAAATCGATCATGCGCGAGCTTTCACCGAATGGTGGCAATTCTCTCAAGGATCAAGTGAGCAGGATAGAAGCACGATTAGATCAACTACTCCTTGAAATAGCTTTAAAGAAGTAGCGACACGCCACAATCTACGCATGATTGTTGAAAATGTCAGGATTGCCTGTCACTCTGTATTTGGGAGCTGACACACGGCTTCCAGAAACGGGAGCAAAAAAATGACATCAGGTGAAATTGGATTGTTTATCTTCATGGTTGTGGCCTGCATTTTATGGGCCATTTGCAGCTATGCAGTTGGATACAAAGAAGGCCACAAAGATGGCTATCAGCGAGGCAAGGCCGTTGGCCGCCATGCATCAGGTCAGGCGGTGCGCTAATGGCGTTCATGGACAACTACGAAGGCAACAAAGAGCGCACAGATCGCTGGATTGCCACATATCCGCAAGGCAGGCTTGAAACCCACATCATTGAATTTAATGCCGAAAAAGGATATGTGCTGGTGCAAGCTAAAGCATGGCGCAATCAGACCGAGATTGATCCTGCCGGCATTGATTATGCACATGGGTTTCTTGCAGCCTACAGCGACAAAATGAGGCGTTGGATGGTTGAAGATACCTGCACCTCAGCTTTGATGCGCGTGATGGCATTGGTGATGGGTGGCACGGAGAAGGCCACAAAGGAGGTCATGGCATCGGTTAAAACTGAAACACCAGCTGCTGACCATGATTACTGGACAACCAAATTTGGCGATGTGCCAAGCTTTAAGACTAGAGAAGAAGCCGAAGAAGCTAATGAAACAGGATGGGCGGTCAATGGGGTGCCAATGTGCGCACATGGATCAATGCGATGGAATCAAAGCAAACCCGATGCACCCAAGCCATGGGCCGGATACTTTTGCAGCGAGAAAATCAAAGAAAAGCAATGCAAACCGCTTTGGTATGTCATGACCAGCGATGGCACTTTTAAGCCGCAGGTATAACTATGACAAAAAAACGCTTAATTGTAAGCCTGTTGATTGTTGAAATTTTGCTATTGGTGGCAATGATTTGGATGTCGGTAAAATGAGCGATTACATTGAAATAATCCATCCACAAAGCATGACAGCCAAATTGCTGTGCAATGGTGTGCTGGTTGAAGAATACAAAATTGAGCAATGTGACAAATGCTCACAACTAAGGCGATTGGATCAATTTGGCTACCAAAAAGGCTATGACCGCACCGATAACATCATTTGGTTTTGTGGAGATTGCCGATGATAGATCGCATTGAGGAGGTGCAATGCATGATTGCAGCCATATCACATTGCCATGACAGGTCAGCTGATCACAGCTCACGCATTGTAAAAAACCTTTCATGGTTTGAGTATGTGGCACAAATGGGCGAATCAATGCTGGCTGAGATGGTGGTGGCCAAGCGGTTAGGTTATGACTATGAGCCTGGCATCACATGGGATAAATCAAAGGCCGATGTGGGCGAACATATTGAGGTCAAATGGTCAGCCAATCCCAACAGCAATTTGTGGATTCAAGAGAGTGACCGAGAAGATCGAGACATCGCGGTGTTAGTCACAGGCAACACACCAAAGATGCACATTGTGGGCTGGATGCCCGTAGCGGTGGCCAAGAAGCCGCGATACAAAAACACCAGCCAAAACAACTGGACTGTGCCACAGGTCAATTTGCAACCAATTGAAACATTGATAAGGAGCAATTATGCACATCCTGCAATTTGATTGCGCAATATGCAAGAAGCTTTACGGAAAGCCTAAGCAACGCTTTGGCCTTAAGAAAGGTGCCGAATTGACAGAGCATGAGTGGTTTGCACAATGCATGGGATGCGGCACATTTGGCATCAAGATTGTGGATGATGCTCGGATTGCTGAGCTAAGTCAATGAATAAGTTATCCACAGGCTTTATGCACAGGTGTGCGAAACCTGTTGGAATCGCTCAAGATTACGCTCCTTGCTTGACACACTCGATACCATCACAACTCGGTAGCGAGCCGGTTAGCCGGATAGCTCGCAAGCGATGTTTGATGGTTTGGGCCGTGCTTTGTGTAATTGGGATTACACCGGCACATGCAACAAAAGATGTTAAACAAACTACATCAATTGATTCTCTTAAGCTATATGCACATTCACGGATTATTAACTACAAAGAATTTCAATGCTTTAATACCTTGATAACCAAGGAAAGTAATTGGAGAATAGAAGCTATCAATCCCAATGGCAATCACTTTGGCTTAGGTCAAATGCGTAACACTAAGTACCGCAACCTTGATGGGTATCGCATGATTGACTGGACTTTGCGCTATATAAATCACAGGTATTCTGGAAAGATTTGCGATGGTGCATTGGCACATTGGCGAAAGCATGGGTGGCATTGATGTCCAGCGGCTGGAAAGGTGGCAGCTCACGGCAATGGCGTAAGATCAGAGAGCTAGTGTTAAAGCGTGATGGCTGTTGCCAGCAATGCGCCCAGAGTGAAGGCCCAATGCACATAGATCATGTGATTCCAAAGCG